ACAACGTATCGAGGCTAGTCCTCGACAGCGTGGAAGCATGGTGGCAACGCTAAAAGGCGTTCGCAGGTTCGAATCCTGCTGCTTCCGTTGAGAGTAGCGCAATTCACTCTCTTGCCTTTCGATCGATTTAGGCTTTAGATGAAAGGCAGACGGTACGGTCATCTCCATGCTTCAGATGGGGATGCTATGGTTCAACTCCACAGGCCGTCATTGTCCGAAATGACGTTAAACTACATATCACCCATTCAGAGTCTAGCTATAATGGCTAGGCTTTTGTATTATATTTTTGGGTGATTTTTATATGATTGAATACTTAAAAACATTTTTGGAGGCTTTGAGTATGAAGCCAAAAACTAAATTTGTTGGAGTTATTTTTGGAATAGTACTTTTATGCTTAAAACCATTTTTAATTCAATATAATATGAACTGGTTTTATAATAAGTTTTCTTGGATTATTATTTTAATTACTTTATTTTTTGCAGCCTCATTAACAATTGAAGTAATAGTTGAAATATACAAATGGGGTAAAAACAAATATAACAGATGGAAAACTGAAAGAGATTACGAAAAATATATTTTAGGTTTGTCTGATAAAAAGTTGACAATTGTAAAGAAACTTTATGCTAATGAGCATCACCAAGGATATTTAAGACAAAACGATACTAATGTTATTGAATTGGTTAATATGTACGTAATTATGCAACTTAATAATGAAATTATAGTAAGAGAAAGCCAAGTTGAAGATATAAACGATCCTGAATTTCTTTTTGTATTACAGCCACCGGCTTTACACATCATAGAAAAGAATTCAGAAAAATTTAAATAAATTTAATTAGTTTAGCTTAACGGCTGTTTTTTTATTTTAAGGAGGTGAGTAGCATTACTCAAAAATTAACGCAGAAACAACAACGATTTGTCGATGAGTACATTATTTCGGGTAATGCTACTCAGGCGGCAATTAAGGCTGGATATTCTAAGAAGACAGCTGCAGTTACAGCAACCGAAAACCTAAGAAAACCTAATATTAAAGCTGCTATCGAAAAGCGCAATGAAGAAATCAAGTCCGAAAAGACTGCAGACATGACCGAAGTGATGGAGTATCTTACTTCGGTTATGCGTGGTGAGCAAACAGAATCAGTTGCTACTGCTAAGGGCGTTTATGAAGACGTTGAAGTGTCGGCAAAAGATCGCATTAAAGCGGCGGAATTAATCGGTAAGCGTCACGGCGCATGGACTGATAAAAAAGTTATTTCTGGCGATGTTCAGATTGATGTGGGAATGGGGGATTATAATGCCAACTCTTAATCTGAATTTTCCTAAGCCCGCTAATGTCTTCAATAAACAGATTTATGACAACCTTTTTGATTATTCACATTTCATCGAAGTTTGGTACGGCGGAGCAAGTTCCGGTAAATCGCATGGAGTAGTGCAGAAAGTTGTACTTAAATCACTCCAACACTGGAAGCATCCCCGTAAAGTGCTATGGCTTCGGAAAGTTGATCGAACAATTCAAGAATCTATCTTTGCCGATGTGATTGACTGTCTATCTAACTGGCAGCTTCTACCTCTGTGTAGAGTAAATAAATCAAACCGTACTATTCATTTACCGAATGGTGCGGTTTTCTTATTTAAAGGGATGGATGATCCGGAAAAGATTAAATCGATTAAAGGGTTATCTGATGTTGTCATGGAAGAAGCGTCTGAGTTTAATCAAGATGATTTTACGCAACTCACTCTTCGTCTACGTGAACCTAAGCATAAGAAACGACAATTATTCTGTATGTTTAATCCGGTTAGTAAGTTGAACTGGACCTACAAGCAATGGTTTGATCCGAAAGCAAAGGTTAATCCGGAACGAGTATCAATTCACCAATCAACTTACAAGGATAATCACTTCTTGGACGCTGATAACATTGCAACGATTGAGAACTTAAAACAAACCAACCCGGCCTATTATAAAATCTATACGCTAGGGGAGTTTGCCACATTGGATAAGCTGGTCTTTCCAGAGTTTGAAAAACGTCGGTTAAGTATTCGAACCTTATCACAGCTTCCCTCGTACTTCGGCTTGGACTTTGGGTACACGAATGATGAGACAGCATTCATGCACGTTAAAGTTGATGAACGCAAGCACATTATCTACATCATGGAAGAATATGCTAAGCGAGGGATGCTTAATGACGAGATCGCCAAAGTAATCACTGATATGGGCTACTCTAAGGAAGTGATTACTGCAGATGCTGCTGAACCCAAATCAATCGCTGAGATCAAGCGTGATGGCATCTCTCGAATTAGGCCGGCCAAGAAAGGTAAGGACAGTATCATTCAAGGAATCTCATTCATGCAGCAGTATCATCTGGTAGTTGATGATCGGTGCGTAAAGACTATTGAAGAGCTCGAGAACTATACGTATAAAAAGGATCGAGCAACTAATGAGTACACAAATGAACCTGTGGACGCGTACAACCACGAGATCGATGCAATCAGATACGCGCTGAATGAGATCAATGGAGCTAGCGCACCACACGGTAAACTACTCAAAAATATCTATATCTAAGGGAGTGAGATCAATGGCGACTATTAATGGCAAAGGGCAAGTGCTTCCTGGCAATGTTTTCATCTATCCACTGGGCGAGAAGTTAACAACGGCTGACCTGCAAGCCTTCATTCAATACAATCAGCAAGCAAGTACTGGCTATCAAGAAAACATGCGTATGTATGTAGGCGATCATGATGTATTGCATAAACTGGGGCGTGGCTTAGGACCAGACAATCGCTTGGTGGCTAATTTGCCACACTATATCGTTGATACTTACAATGGCTTTTTCAGTGGTATACCAGCCAAGATTACGCTTGATGATAAGCCAAAGAATGAATTGCTACAGCAGTGGAATGACACAAATTCCTTCCAAGACAAATTAAGTGAAATCAGCAAGCAAGCGGATATCTACGGACGTTCGCTTGCTTTTGTATATCAAGATGAAAATAGCGAAACCAAGCTGGCATATGCATCCCCAATTGAAGCGTTCATGATCTACGATGACACGGTTGCACATCAGCCGCTAGCTTTCGTGCGTTATTGGCGTGATGCCAAGAACAAGCAGATTGCTAAGGTTTACTATGCTGATGATGTCTGGGATTACTACGATGATGTTCTAGCAGTTAGTGATGACACTAATCCGTTCGGCATTGTCCCGGCAGTTGAGTTTTACGCGAATGAAGAGCGGCAAGGCGTGTTCGACAACGTCAAGACACTGATCAATGCACTGGACAAGGTTTTATCACAGAAAGCCAATCAAGTTGAGTACTTCGACAATGCCTACTTGAAAATCCTTGGCATTGATTTGGATCAAGATGATGATGGCAAGCCGGATATTGATATCATCAACAACCAATTGATCTACTCACCAGATGCAGACGCAACCAACGCAACAGTGGACTTCATTACCAAGCCTGACGGGGACAATATGCAAGAACACATCATCGATCGGCTTATCTCAATGATTTATCAGATCTCGATGGTGGCTAACCTTAACGATGAGGCCTTTGCAGGCAATAGCTCTGGTGTGGCCTTGCAGTACAAGCTGCTACCGATGAAGAACATGGCTGCGAATAAGGAGCGCAAATTTACCCAAGCCTTGCGACATCTATATCGTGTTGTGTTTAGCGTTGGTACTGTTTTGCCAGAAAGTGATGCTAATGCATGGCAAGACCTGCGCTTTAAGTTTACGCGTAATCTGCCGGTTAACTTAGCCGATGAAGCACAGACGGCATCAACGCTCTCTGGCATCGTCAGCAAAGAAACACAGCTGTCAACACTTTCAATTGTGGACGACCCACAAGCCGAGATTGATCGCATGCATCAAGAACAGGCTGATGATGTTAAGAACGCACTGCAAAATGCGACATCGGCAGTAGACAGTAGAAAGACTGATGATGTAGATGACGAAGAACAATAATGCATACTGGCGAGAGCGTGAGTGGCAGTTAAAACAGCTGAAGAACGATGACAAGTTCAATCGCCAACTTAAGAGATATTATGATCAACTGATTGTCGGCATCAACAAAGAGATTGACCGAGAAGTTGCATCACTGGCTAGCAGAAATGAGACATCAATCGACAATGCTCGTGCAGCTGTTACTGGTGCGGATATTGCAGAATACGAATCAGAAGCACAAGCATTGGTTCGTCAGGCCGATTTGATGCGAGCGGCTGGCCACCATGTTACTTATGATGATTTCAGCGATGAAGTGAATGAGCGTATGCGGATATATAATGCCACCATGCGTATCAATCGTTTGGAATTGCTTAAATCACAGATTGGTCTGCGCATGATTGAGTGCGGGATGCAAGTTGATCAAGCGGTGCAAGACAAGGTGTCTAAGGACTACACAGACGAGCTGAAACGGCAAGCTGGTATCCTTAATGTTACTGCTAAGGACGATCAATTGTGGACGTCTAGTGATGTTGCTAAGCAGATCATGGTTCAGTTTAATGGTGCAACGTTTAGCCAACGGATCTGGGCGAATCAAGATGCGCTGAAAGCTACATTAGATGCAGTAATCAGTGTTGGGGTTATTCAAGGCAAGAACCCACGCCAGATGGCTAAATTGCTGAAAGACCAAGTTCGTTCCACTATCAACAACCACAGATATGTGACGGAGCGCATTGCTCGAACCGAGTCAGCTCGTGTTCAGCATGCAGCACAGATTAAGTCGCTAACTGACAATGGCTATCGTTGGTGTAAATGGTATGCAGAGCCTGGTGCGTGTCGCGTCTGCCGAGAAATTGCTGATAATGATCCTTGCAACAAGGGCTTAGGCGTATATCCGGTTGATAAAGCGCCAGAAATTCCAGTACATCCCAATTGCCGATGTTCAATCAGCGCTTTTTGGAGTGATAAAGATGTTTAAAAGAATCTACGCAAAACTGCTAATCAACTATTTGTTTATTAAAACTTATTTTTTAGGGCGCTAGTGATAGTGCTCTTTTTTTGTCCGTTTCCTGCGTTGTGGACGTTAAATAAAACTTGAGTATGTCTCCCAAGACGTTAAATGCGAGAAAGGAGTGCCAACTATGGACGATGAACAAAACAAGGAACAACTTACTAATGATCAAGAACAAGCTGGGCAAGGCGCGCCAATTGAGGCCCCAGAAGATGATGATAAGAAAGTTGACTCCGACAAAATTGTTGAAAAGCTGAAAAAGCGTATCGGCAAGGAGCAAGCATCAAAGCATGACCTTGAAAAACAGCTTAAGGACGCTCAGGCAGAGATCGAACGGATCAAATCCGGTAAGTCGGTTAAAAAGCTTTCTGATGAAGACAAGGCCAAGAAAGCATCCGATGAAAAAGATGCTAAGATTGCCGAACTGGAAGCCAAACTGGCTCGCAACGAAGCAATCAAACAAACTGCTGAAGTCTTCAAGGAGAGTGGTTTGAACGTAAGCGACAAGGTCTTAGACATGGTAGTAGCCAATGATGACGAAAAGACTTACGCCAATGTACAGACGCTGATTGAGTTTGCTCAGTCTATCCAAAGCGACGCGAAAAAAGGGATGCTTAAAGGCCACACGCCACGCCAGAATGGCAATAACAAGATGAGCAAGGCTGACATCATGAAGATTCCTGATCCAGTCAAACGTGTGGAAGCCATTAAGCAGAATATGACTCTATTTGAACACTAGAAAGGAATGAAACATTATGACTGTTCCAGAAAATGAAATTACGAAAGCAGATCTGATTGCACAATCTATTGATTTTACGGAACGTTTTAACGAATCTGTTGCAACTCTGCTTAAGATCACGGGCGTATCACGGATGACACCAATGACGGCGGGGTCTCAGATCAAGATCTACAAGTCCGAAGTAACTAAGGCTGCGACTGCCGCCGCTGAAGGCGATGTAATTCCGCTGTCCAAAGTTACGCGTAAGCTGTCTGCAACGAAAGAATTAGCTTTCTCCAAGTACCGTAAGCAAGTAACCGCTGAAGCAATTCAAGGCGCTGGATTTACGCCAGCGGTAGCTGACACCGACAACAAGCTGCTTAAAGAAATTCAGAAGGACATCAAGAAGAGCTTTGTTGACTTTGTTATGACTGGTACGACGACTGCCACCGGCACAAACTTCCAAACGGCACTGGCTAATGCTCTGGGGCAATTAGCGGTTAAGTGGGAAGATGATGACGTACAATCTGTGCTGTTCGTTAACCCAATCGACTTTTACGCTTATTTGGGTAGCGCAAATGTTACTGTACAAACGGCTTTTGGCCTGCAGTACGTACAAAACTTCCTGGGCTTCAACACCATCATTATGACTGGTTTGGTACCACAAGGTAAGGTAGCTGCTACTGCATCCCAAAACATCAACTATGCTTACGCCGCAATGTCTGGTTCGCTAGGTCAAGCATTTAACCTGACGACTGATGAAACTGGTCTGATTGGTATCGTGCATGATGCTAAGACTGAAAATGCATCTGTAGAAACGATGGCTATGACTGCCAGTGTTGTTTACCCAGAACGTCTGGACGGTATCGTTGTAGCTACGATTTCTGCTCCATCTGCTTCCACTGGTAAGTAACCATAAATGTAGGTGATTGGGATGGATAAGACAGCTACTTTGGCTAATCTCAAGACCATGATCCGCTTAAAGGACACTGGCCAAGACGATCTGCTGAAACTGATCATCGATAATACCGAGCAAGCTTTGCGGTTCAAGTTGCAGTTGACTGGGCAAGATGACTTCCCTTCAGAGCTTGGTTTCATTTTGCTTGAAGTGTGCGTGCGCCGTTACAACCGACTGAAGAACGAAGGAATGTCGTCATATACGCAAGAAGGCGAGTCAATCACCTTCAATTCATCTGACTTTGATGATTTTCAAGACGATATCAATATCTGGAAACAACGTCATAGCAAGGATGTTCGTTCCAATGGCACTGCTTATTTCGTCAATCCGTATCGGAAGTGATTGTTATGAGAATGGATCATGTAATTCGTTTTTACACGCAAGGTACGGGTTATAATCCTGTCACTGGTCGGCATGATAACAGTGCTAAGCTGGTAGCTACGATATACGGTAATGTAACTGATATGGGCGTTGATCGTGCCGTACAGGTTTTTGGTAACTATAATCATCAATCTAAGATACTGCGGTTGGAGTCCGCTATGCCTAAGTCATGGTCGTACCTGACGATTGATGATGACACTGCCAAGTATCGTATGCAGACATCACGCAAGCCACTTAAAGGCAACACACTGATTGTGGGTGATAGCAATGTCTAGAATCGTTAAGATTGAAGGACTGTCAGAACTGCAAGCCAAGTTTGAAGAGATGAACATCGAATTTCATCCCAAAGTGCGCAGTATTGTTGCCAAACACGGCGCAGCTCTTCAGCAACGTACTAAGAGCAATATGAGTGCAGCTTACAGGGGCCATTGGGAAGGCAAGCGCTGGGTTAAACCAACTGGCGCAACCAGTCGAAGTACGACCGTATCGCTACAAGATGGTGGCATGACGGCAGTTGTTGCACCACATACCTACTACTTTCCATATCTTGAGTATGGCACTCGCTTTATGTCAGCTAGACCAACGCTTGGTCCTGCTTTTACGTACCAGTCAATGCAGTTTATCGATGACTTAAAGCACTTAATGGAGTGATTATATGAAATCACCAGATCAGGCTTTATATGACTATGTTTTTACACAATCAACATTAAAAGGGTATACAACGTATGATCATCTGCCAATGAGCAGTGAGAACGCGGCATACCCTTTTGTTGTCGTTGATACGGTACAAACTGCGCCGATTGCCACTAAGACTGGCTACAGCGCACAGCTATCGATCATGATCCATGTGTGGGCAAGCGGAGATGATCGTATTACCGCATCAACGATGACTAGTAATTTGCTAAAGATGCTAGGTTTTACTGATTTCGAAACGAATGGTTATGCTTTTGCACCACGAAATCAGCAAAGCCAAATGATGCAAGATACAAGCGTACCTGATACTGTGCTTTGGCATGGTGTAGATACGCTTGTATTTGATTTGAAATAGAGAGGATGAAAATCAATGGCTAAAACCGAAATTCCGGCTCTGCAAGGTATTGATGTCGTGCTGTTCGCACGTAAACTTTCCGAAGCAGGCAAAGTAGCCGGACAAATGATTCCATATCAAACCAGTCTGTCATTTGATCCACAGCGTGACAGTGACACTAATCCAACTAAATCTGGTTCTGTGGGTACTTCAAGTTCGCTCGAAACAGATCTGGAAGTAGAGTTCATCAACAACTGGTCAAAAGTTGCTGACCAGCTGCTTGATTCATTGTTCGATAATGAAAAGATGGAATTCTGGATCATTTATCGCAAGCGTCGCAACAAGGCTGGCAAGTACTACGCAATCTACATGCGGGGCACGGTCAATGAAGATGAGACTGATGGCGACCCAGACGATACTTCTAACCGTGATACGTCAATTACCGTTGATGGTACGCCACAACGGGGATGGACTGATCTGCCTGATGAAGCGCAAGAAGAACTTGACTACGTCTTTCGTGGCGTTGGTGTTGTCACTGACGCTAAGGACGATGGCACTGATGGTGGCGGTGCTGCTTGGACTGATTCCGATGCCGGCACTGGCTCAGAAACTGCTACCGTAACGACTGCTAGTCACTAATTTAATGTAAGAGAGCGGTCTGCTCTCTCTATAAGGTTTTGAGTCGCTCAAGGCTTTGTAGAGAGGGCAGACTTTTTAGGAGGATCTGTCATGGAACTGACTATTAATAACAAAAAGGTTGAATTGAAGTTTGGCGTGCGTTTCCTGCGTGAGCTGGACAAAATCGCCAGTGTCGAAAACAGCGGTATCAAGTTCGGTATGGGCATGAGCCGGTCGATTCTTGGTTTACGTGCCTATGATGCAGCTGTTTTATCAGATGTGCTGTTTGCTGCAAGCTATGGAAAGGTTGCTCAGACCACGATCGATAACTATCTAGACGACTGCGAAGACCTTGAGAAAATCTTTGACGAAGTACTTAAGGAAATCAATGAGTCTAATGCAGCAAATTTAGCGGTAAAAAAGATGAAAGCCTAGATAAACGGCCAGAGCAAAACAGTGAGCAGACGTATCACGAGATTTTGCTTAATTCATTGGCATATCTAGGCTTTAAAAATCTAGAAGATATCTGGGCAATGGGCATGGCTGAATATCAGCTGAGAATGGAGGCCTATGAGTTGCAACAAGTTCAAGTCAGCCAACATATCGCTGAACAGGCGTGGGCTAATCAAACCGTACAAGCCACGACTGGAGAACGTCATCCTAAGCCCAAATATAAGAAGTTCGATCAATTCTTTGACGCTCAAGAGCATGTGGACGCAGTACGTTCAGCGTATGAGCCAAACTACCAAGCGCGCTCTAAGCGGGCTAAGAATCAGAATCGAGCAGAAATCTTGCTGGCCAGGTCGCGCGAGTTCCACCGGCTTAAGAAAGCTGGCAAGATCATCCCACTGGCCGAGCGGAAAGGAGAATGACAAATGGGAGAATCATATAGTGTCAGAGCCATTCTCTCGGCAGTTGATACCAGTTTTTCGTCCACGATTGCTCGTGCCGGTCAGGCTACTGAATCTTTTGGCCAGTCAGTTAACAGACACATGCAGGGCGTTGGCAATGCCATGATTGCTGCTGGTACTGCTACTACGGCAATGGGCGTTAAAGCAGTTAAGGGGTTTGGTAGTTTTCAATCATCGCTTAATCAAGCGGCGGTCATTGCCGGTGGGACGGCTAAGGATATTGATGGCCTGTCTGATGTAGCCAATCATATGGGTGCTGTATTGCCAATCAGTGCTCAAGATGCAGCTGATGCTATGGTGGCGATGGCTCGAGATGGTGCATCGATTGGCACAATCAAAAAAGAATTCCCGGCAATTGCAGAAGCGGCGACTGCTGCCGGTGCAAATCTGCAAACGACTGCCAGCGTTGTTCAACAAGCTATGAACATCTGGGGAGACAGTCTTAAATCGCCACAACAGGCTGCTGCTATCCTGACGCAAACAGCTAACTTATCCAATGCATCAATTGAAGACATGCAACAAGCTCTAGCTACAATTGGTTCTGTTGCCAAAATGGCTGGCATGAACATGAGTACAACATCCGAAGCTATTGGTCTGCTCACCAATCGAGGATTTAGCGCTGCACAAGCGTCAGAAGATCTTAGTTTTGCTATAAGGCAAATGTTAGCCCCATCTAAGGGTGCCAAAAAGGAAATGGACGCATTAGGCCTATCATTCGTTGATAGTTCTGGTAAGATGAAGCCTTTCCCACAAATTTTGAAAGAAGTTGCTGCGGCAACTGATGGCATGGGTGATGCTCAGAAGACAGCTGCACTTAAGACCATGTTCGGTGCTGCTGGTATGCAAGCAATCGCTCCACTGTTAGATGCTGTTAAGGATAAGTCTGATAACACCACTACATCATGGTCTGCTTATGCTAAAGCCATGAATGGTGCTGCCAAAGACACTCAGACAGCTACTAAGTTTTTGAGCGACCAGGCTAATGAGATGCAGCAAAACTTAGGTTCCAAGATCGAACAGGTTGGTGGTAACTGGGAAGCACTGCGTAACAAGGCAATGCAGACTAAAGGTGGCGTTAACAGTGCAATCCTAGACATGATGAACCAGTCTCTAGAATGGGCATCAACATCTGATAGTAGTACAGCTCAGGTGATCCGTAGTTTCATCGGTATGTCGCCAGCGATTGGTGCTGCTACTACCGCTTTAGGTGGTCTGTTTAAAGGTTGGGGTAAACTGATTTCGTTTGGTGGTAGTGTAATCAAAACCATTGGCAATGTTGGACGTGTGATGAATGCATTATCGAAGGCTGGCGATTTAGCTACTGCTATTGGAAGTTTAAGGAAGTTAGCCGAAACATCTCAAGTAGCTGCTGGAACAATGCGGGCTCTGCAAGTAGCACAACTAGCGTTGGCTAATCCTTGGGTTGCAATTGGCGTTGCTATTGCAGCAGTTGTAGCAGTACTCGCCATTTTCTTCACGAAGACAAAAACAGGCAAAGCACTTTGGAAAGATTTCACACAATTCATTTCTGATTCTGTTGATAGTATCAAGCAGGCTTGGCAAGGCGTCACAGATTTCTTTAGCAACCTATGGAATGGTATTGTGCAAAATGCACAGGGCATATGGAGTGGCTTCGGACAGTTCTTCAGCCCAGTTGTTCAATCGGTTGAAACGGTTTGGCAAGGAATCACTGATTTCTTTGGCAACTTGTGGAACGGTATTGTCACGACTGCGCAAGGTGTTTGGAGCTCATTTACTCAGGGTATGGCACCAATTGTTGATGCCTTTAAAAATCTTTGGAGTGCGTTGACTGATTTCTTTAGCACATTGTGGCAAGGAATCGTTAATACCGCACAAACTATCTGGCAAGGGCTAAGCCCGATTGTTACTAACGTCTGGAATAGCATTAAAACCGTTGTTTCAACAGTTATGCAAGCTATCTCAGACGTAATTCAGACAATTGGAACTGCAATTCAAGCTGTATGGACGGCAATCTGGAACGTTGTTAAAACCGTTGCGATGACGATTTGGGACGCCATTAAGAACTTCATTAGTATTGAAATTCAAGGTATTCAAAATATCATTCAAGGTGTTATGAACATCATTAAGACCATTTGGCAGACTGCTTGGAACGTAATTAAAACAGTCGTACAAACAATTTGGTCGATTATTTCAACTGTTGTATCTACGGCTATTAATGCTGTGGCAGGCGTTATTAGAGCAGTAACTGATGCAATTAAAGGGGATTGGTCTGGTGCTTGGAATGAAATCAAAAATGTTGTTACGACTATCTGGAACGGTATTAAATCAGTAGTTACAACAGCAATCAACGATGTGAAATCCGTCATTTCCAGCGTTATGAACGGTATCAAGTCGGTATGGTCGTCAGTCTGGAATGGCATCAAGAGTGTTACTTCGGGCGCAATGAATATGGTACGATCGGTCGTTTCAGGTGGCATGTCAGCAATGCATGGCGTTGTTTCGAGCATGATGAGTGCTGTTCAATCAGCTTTCGTTAGTGGCTGGAATGCAGCACGTAATGCTACTGCCAATGGCATTTCACGAGCAGTGAGCGCTGCACGGTCTATGACAGGCGCAATGGTATCTGCCGGTCGTGATTTCGTCATGGGCTTTGTTAATGGTATCGAAGGTGCAATCTGGCGTGCTGCATCTGCTGCTGCTCGTATGGCCAGTGCGGCTATGCATGCTGCTAAAGCATGGTTTAACATTGGCTCACCATCAAAAGTTATGCGTGATCAAGTCGGTAAGTGGGTACCCGCCGGTCTGGCAGTCGGCATTGAACAGAATACCGATCTTGTTGAAAATGCTGCTAAGCGTATGGCGGAAGCTGCTATGCCGGATATCCATATGGCTGACATGCAACAGCGAATCAACGGGGCACTGTCTCACGGTGCATCATTTGGTGGCACGGTTGACCATGAGCTTAATGTGGTACAACAGCCGGCTTATATCAACTTGTCACTTGGCGGATCCAACTACACGACTTTTGTATCTGACATCTCACGCGAGCAAGGCAGTCAAGCATCACTGGCACGCAATTATCGTTTCTAGGAGGGCAACATGTACGATTTCCACGATTTAAACATCAATCGAAAAATTGAAACCGAGCCATTGCCCATTGAAGCGCTGAACTATGGTGGCCATTGGCTTGATCAAGAAATTGACGGCTACATGACGCTGTCAACGTCTGGTCGTAACGAGTTTTCTCGGCAAATCAATGCCGCTGATCGAGTAGACGATGGTGCGGTGTATCTGTCATCGCGCGTTGAGAGCAAAAAGATCACTGTTACGTTCCAGTTGTTGGCATCGACAATTGAGCAGTACAACGAACGGCTGAAGAAACTGAAACAACTCTTGTTTCAGCCTAATCAGCCGTTTTATTTTGCCGACTTGCAACAGTATCACTTTATCGGCACTGCATCGGCTTTGACATTGGACAGTGAAACGCTGAATACTACCGGCAAAATTGAGCTGTCACTAACAGATCCGTATCTGCATGGCAATGTTAAAACTATCACTGGTTCTGGCACACAGATTGAGATTAGCGATAGCGAGTTGGCATACCCACAAACGCCAACCAAGCTGACGTTTACGCCAACTAAGGCGGTAGCTAACCTAACCATCACTTGTACCGGCAGAAAGATCAGTCTTTCGGTTGGTGTGGACACTGGTCAAGCAGTAGTGGTTGATTTTGATAACTTAAATCTGTCGATTAATGCTGTCGACAACTTAATGGGGTTGACGCTTGATTCAAATTTGAGCGATTTTTATATCACTAACGGATCAATAATCAGCATTAATGCAGCTGGCAACTACAAGTTAGAATACGAGGTAAAACAGCTATGAAAATGTTTCTTTTTGACCGTAATCAAAAAGTCAAACGATGGCTGGTTGATCGTGATTTTATCGAAGCAAAGATGGTGGAGCAGATTAATGCAGCTGATCAGCTGACGTTCTCTGTACCACTGAATAAACGATTGCCATCATCTTACTTCTACGCAGCTATCCCACAGCCACGTGGTTCGGGGTATCTGCTTTTTAAGATTGTCACGGAAAAGGTATCGTCTGATCAAATCGAGTATACAGCCGTTGAATCGGCTTATGATGAGCTTAAGTCGTATCACTATATCAAGGACGTGCGACCAGAGAACCGGAAAGCCGGTGAACTGTTGCATACTGCCCTTGAAGGCACACGCTGGCAAGTAGGACAAACGTATGATAGTGGTTCTTTTTCGACCAACTTCTACTACATCAGCACACTGGAAGCAATTCAAAAAATTGTGGAGCTGTGTGGTTTAGAGGTTACGTTTGAGATCACCTTAAATCCTAAAACGCATCAGATTGAGCATCGTTTGGTTAATCTGTATGCTCAGCAAGGGCAACGAACTGGCAAACGGTTTGAATACGGCTCAAACTTGCTGACGGTTGAACGCGAAGAATCAGCAGATAATCTAATCACGGCTTTGATCGGTCGAGGTAAAGGTGAAGCCGTCTATCATGAAGACAACACAGCAGAAGAAACGCCTGATGGATATGGTCGGCGTATTAACTTTGCTGATGTCGTCTGGTCGAAAAAGAACGGCAATCCTGCTGACAAACCGGCTGGTCAAGAATACGTTGAAGACGTTGACGCAACAGCTAAGTATGGCTTTGACGATGGCAAGCCACGTATCGGTATTGAAATCTTTGAAGACATTACTGATCCGACAGAGCTACTACAAGCCACTTGGTCCGCACTACAGACACTGAAACGACCACAAGCTAGTTTTCGAGCTAGCGTAATGGACGTTGGCGATCTGGGGCTTGGCGATACGGTGGCTATCGTTCGCCACGATATTAAGATTGAGTATTTTACGCGCGTTTACAAGGTTACGCATAACTTGTTAGACGAACGGCAAAACACAATTGAGCTTGGGGACGATTTCTCGGGAAACTCAATCACAAGCACAGTCAATGATCTTGGTAAGAGTGTAGGCACGGTTGAACGAATTGCCAACTATGCTGCAGTTTCAGCTAATGGCAAGAATGCAAACTACTACGGCCAGGCACAGCCAATAAATCCAATGGAAGGCGATCTGTGGTACAAGGATCTAGGCAATGGCGAAACTGATATGTATCAGTACCACGCAGACAACTGGATTCTAATCACGTCTACGCGTGACTTGCACAATGTAGAAAAGCAAGTCAAGCTAGCACAAGATGATTTCAAAACAGCTTGGAATAAGGCGGTTGCTGCTGATTCATCGGCCGCTAAAGCTCAACAACGTGCCGATGATGTAGGCAAGCAATTACAGAGCGCACAGGCAGATTTCGACAGCCGATTGACGACAGCAATGGCTAATGCCAGTTCTGCTACGGCAAAAGCTCAACAAAGGGCTGATGATGTTGGTAAACAGCTACAAAGCGCACAAGCCGACTTTGATAGTAAACTGTCTGCTGCAAGTGCTAGTGCTAGTGCTGCAACTGACAAAGCTATGCAAGCTGCTAATGCCGCACAAGATGATGTCAATGAACAGATCAAGGAACTGAACGCTTATAAAGATACGGTTGGCAAGACATACGTTGCTAAGGGCACGGTCATCAGCAATGTTAATTCGGAAGCTAATGCGTCAATCTTTAGTACAAGCAATAAATTGTACATGGACGCTGCTACCACTGTTTTTAGCGGTAAGGCTTTTATCCCTGACGCCGCCATTATCAATCTCACGGCTAGCAAACTGACTGCGGGGACGATCGATGCGTCTAAGATCTCAGTAGTTAATCTGAATGCGTCAAACATTAACACTGGTACGTTAAACGCTAGCTTGATCAAAGCGGGGTCTATGTCCGCTGATCGAATTGTTGGTGGAACACTTGACTTTAAAAATGTCGCTGTCGCTAATCTATCGGCCGGCAGTATCGTGTCCGGTACGCTTGATGCATCAAAGGTTTCAGTGATCAACCTAAATGCATCAAACATTAATACTGGCTCTCTGAATGCCGGATTGATTAAGGTTGGCTCAATGTCTGCTGACAGGATTGTTGGTGGTACGCTTGATTTTAAAAACATTGCCGTATCCAACCTGTCCGCTGGTAGCATCGTTTCTGGCACATTAGATGCTGCTAAAGTATCTGTGATCAACTTAAATGCGTCTAATATCAAGACTGGCACGCTTGATGCAAGTCTGATTAAAGCCGGCTCAATGTCTGCTGACAGGATTTCTGGCGGAACGATTGATTTTTCAAAGGTCAATGCAGCCAGTTTGTCAGCGGATCAGATTACATCTGGTACGCTAAATGCCGGTAAAGTCAACGTTATTAATCTAAACGCCGATAACATTACTTCTGGTACGATTAACGGTCAAAATCTTAAAATCAACTTGAATACCGGTGAGATCCTTTTTCAAAAGGGCAAGATCGCATCAACTAACGGTTTGCTGAATATTAACGTAGATGATGGAACGATGTCTGTCACCAACTTTCTTAAAGAGGGTGCATATTTCAAAAATGGTAACATCGAGCTTACCAACTTTGCTTTGTGGAATAATGGTGACGTTCCCGCATATGGCAAAATCGCCTTTGCCCAAAATATGTTTGAAACTGGTAATAACGGTATAGAAATACAGGGTAAAAAGGGCTGGATAATTCATAGCGAAAACTTTGATTATGATCAGACACTTGTGCAACACCTTTGGACGAAAGAAAAAACAGGAACTTCAATTGGCGGCGACGAAAGCTATATAAGTTTGCAAGCATATGACGGGATTTCATTGTATGGTGGTGCCTTTTTACCAACTGATTTAGATCCTCCTTTATCGACATCATTTAAAACGCCACCATATATAACATTAGGGTTCAATCGTGGCACGAAAAATCATAATCCAGCTTTTAACGCATCATCTAATTGTTATGTATTCAATGTAGATGATACTGGAGCAGCTTTGTCATACGGTAGAAGATATTTTAATGATACACAATATGGCTATAATTTAAGAGCCGTTCTACCTTGGGATTCAACTATCGAACTAGGAGATAATGCTGGATATGACGGCATAAATGCCTATTTTTCAGTGGTTTCAAATGGGACAACGGTAATATCATTTGATGCAAATGGTGCAAATGGTCTTCCTAAAAGAAGAACATATATTCCAAACCTAACAGCAGGCTCTTTAAACGTCACCGGTTCGAAGAACGCCATTGTGCCGACATCAGCTGGTGCAACGCTGATTAATGCTTATGAAACAGCAGAGTATTACTTCGGCGACATCGGTGAGAGTACTACTGATAAAAGTTGTGTTGCGCAGATAACGATTGATCCGCTGTTTTTGGAAACGATCAATACGTCAGTGCCATACCAAGTGTTTGTCAGTGCTTATGACAATGCCACAGTGTGGGTAGAATCGAGGACAGCCAATCTGTTTGTCGTTAAATCGAGTAAACCAAACACCAAGTTTTGCTGGGAGCTAAAGGCAAAACGCAAGGGATACGAAGATAAGCGTTTGGAAGTTGACGATTCAATCAGCGCTGAAAACCTAAGAAAGCAGGCAGAAAAGAATGAACAATAACGTAGATGCAAACGAAGTAATCAAGAGTCTGATTAATAAATTAGCAACGGCACAATACGAAAATGCAGTGTTGGAAGCCAAGTTGTCAGAAACGTTGAAAGAAAACGAAGGACTGAAGAAAGGGAACGGTGATAAATAATGGCACTTACAAAGGAAAAGACGGTCAATCTGTCCGGCCGGTCAGTGATTGACAACGTAGAAGTTGCACGGTTTTCTGCTCAGGTAGCAACTGACATCAACTCAACTACAACGACCAACACGTATATCAACGATCAAGCAGCATATCGCAAGAATATCAAGCAAGTACGGGATGATTCGGATGCCTTCCGTGCATATGTTCGAGCAGAAGAAGATAAGTTGTTTGCTGAAACTGCTGACACAGATACTACGGAATAGTAAAGACATGGTCGCCATAGAAATAAACAATGCAGACAGAGAGCGTGTGAGAGATCATACGCTTTTTGTTTGGGCGGCTTGAAGGGAGATTTTGAGCGTGCCTTATCATATTTTAATGTTTCGCCAAGTACAGCATATGGTTGATGATCCGCTTATCATTGCGTTTACTTGGTGCGTAATTACCGACGTAGTTACTGGATATATCAGATCGGCATTTATCCGT